GCCCTGGCTCATCTGTGTGATGTTTGCGAACCTCGCTAGGCTTGTAGCAGCTTCTTCGGAAGATAGGTTCGTCGTTTCTCCAAGGTCGACCATGACCCGCGTGAACCCGAGTATACTGTCCGTTTCGATACCTAGTTGCCCCGCCGCCGCTGCAACGGCCGCGATTGCCTCGGCAGATGCCGGAACCTCCGACGTCATGTCAAGAATGCCTTGCTTCAATACCGCGAGCTGTTCTTCCGTACCATCAACGGTTTTGCGAACACCGGTGAATGCCGTTTCAAAGTCCATCGCGGTTTTTACCGCAGCAACACCCGCCGCCAGCAAGGGAACCGTCACGTACCGCGTCATTGACGAGCCGACTTTCGATGCACTCTTTCCGAAGGCTTGCATTTTCGTGCCGACCGATTGCATCTTTTTGCCGAACTGCACCATTGCGCTGTTTTGTTTGGCGAGTTCTAGCCGTACCCGCTTTAGCTCGGCTTCATTTTTATTTAACTCTTCCGTTTCATGGTTGATGCGTGCAGCGAGCTTCTGCGCCGCCGCCGAGTTCTCGCCCTTTGCCGCTACAATCGCGTCATACTGCACTTTGAGATTTTCAACTTTTTGCTTTTGTAGATCAATGGTTTTACTCAACGATTCGGCGCGTTGCTGATTTCCCTTCGCCGATTTTGTCCAGTCACCGAGGGCGGCGGCAGAAGCTTTAAAGCCTGATTGTATTACGCGTACCTGTCGGCCCAGCTCTGCGGTTTTCGCCTTAAAATCGGTTATGTCTAGGCCTACGCGCCCGCTAAGGTCATTTTGGTTTGTTGACACTAGCCGCCCCCCTTAAAACATTTTCGCGCACCATGCGGCGTTTTGCGGCTTCACTTTCCGGTATGGCTTGCCGTCGCGTATGACTACATTTTCTTCCGGGCACTCGCCTTGTTCCGTATCGCCGCCGTGGATACGCCGGTATTCTTGCCACATTTCGATGATCTTGCGCGGCGTGGAACGCCAAAACTCACGCTCCGAAAGCCGCAAAATGGAAGTTCCTATTGTATAAAGCCAAACCCACGGAAATTTATCTCGATCGTCCGTGGGCGTTACTCGTTTGGGTCTGTTTCCGGTATTGACGTTGTCATGGCGCGCGTAATAACAGGCAAAATCTCGCTCATGTTCTGAAGCGTAATATACTTTGCCGCTTGGCGCTCCGTGATCTCGTCATCGTCGTGGCGCATCAATACCCAAAGCAAAAACCGCAAATCCTTTATTTTGCCGCTAGACAGCGCGCTCATTCCAGCATCAACCGTTTCGTACTTGTCCTCAATGTCGCAAAACGCGTTCATATCCATCACGAGGTTGTACTTTTTGCCACCGAGCTCAAGCACTGCACCGCCGCCCTCGCGCAGTTCTTTTCCGTTCATGTTATCCCTCCCAAAAGGAAAGGGGCCCGAAGGCCCCTGTCGTTAAGATATAGTTGTAAAGTCGATCACGGTATCCGCAAGCGTCTGTCCGTAAATATCTGTCACTCCCGCGATACTGATAAGATACTGTGTTTCGGATGCGGCAAGGTTTTCTGTCGGATTGATCGTGATTACCTTCGACGCCGCGTCAATGGACATAGCATTTGCCACAGGCACACCAGCCGCCGACATAAGCATTACGCCGGAGTAATCAGCAATCGCGTTGTTAAACGTGAGTGTCGGCGAAACCGCAACCGCCACACTATCCGCTGCGTCAGCCGGGTTGCTGGACGAAAGCGCAATCGCATCAGGATCAGTGCCGACCGTGAGCGGCGTTTGTACCGAAGCGAACCACGTTGCCGCAGTTTCAGTAAATGCCGCGTCTACAGTGTCGCCGGAGATTCCTTTGAGCCCCTTCGTGGTTGCGTCGGGCATAGTCCATTGATACTGCGTCACGACCGGGTAAAATTTCAATTCCCGCGATTTCGGGTCGGTCGCAACGCCTTTTGACGATGCACTGTACCCGCCGAGCATAAATTTGCCCTTCAAAAACTGGAAAAGTTTATAGTTGCCCGATGCGTCGCCAAAGTCAGCCTGGAACGACAGCGCGCACCAGGGCGCGTCTACGGTGTCGCCCGTGTCGAGCGTGATCCCAAGCGTTTCGTCGTATGGTTTCCCGGTAAGCGTAGCTGCGGTTTCCTCTGACACGCCGGAAATCGTTATGCCAACCTCCGAATCACCCTCGACCATGTGCACAAACATTACCCGCCCGTCATAGGCGCTCGGTTGTACCGATTGCTTCGGGTCGTATGCCAGCTCACCGGTGGGTGCAAGGTATGCGATCGCCCCCGGCGTATAGGCTGCCGCGCTGTCGGTTGTCAGTAGTGCATAGTAAGCGTTTTTGATGTCTATGATCTCGCCGTAAACGTTATCTCCTGTAGTTGCCATTTAATCATCCCTTTCGTTCGAAATAATAAAAGTCTGCGTGGGTTCCGTAGTGCCCCGTTTCTTCAAAATATGGGTAGTCCATCCATTCCCCGCCCGTAAAAAGAGCCGCGTGCATTGCGGCGTCTATTTGGTCGGGTACGGTTGTAAGTGTGCTTGGTGTGCGCGTGTAATACGATATTTGGATGCGATGCTGGACAGTTTTAATCACTCCATCAGCCCATGTCTCGGCAGGGCTTTCAATGCGCGTGTAAACAATAAAGGCATCGGGCAGTTGGTCCGCCGAGCCTTTATATTTGCTGTAATCGTATGGCATACCGAGCGTATCCAGCGCCGCATCCACGAGCGAATAACTACTCAATAGGCACGCCCTCCCTTTTTAGTGCTTTGCGCTGAATCGCCCGGAGTTTATTTTTGTTGAGCGCGGGACGGATGAATGGATCAGCCGGGAACGTGGGCGCGCCGTACTCCTGAAACACCGCATGCCACGCCTTCGGATGCTTTTCTGTGTTTACGCCAACCATGCCATAGATAAAGTTTCCATCCTGCTTTGCGGACTGCGCCTCGATTGCCTCAACGACCGCACCGGTTCGTCTGTGCTTTTCAGCGCCGCGCACCATTTCTTTTTGGGCGTAGTCGGTTGATTCGTTGATCGCGTGCTTTGTTGCCTGCACAACGTCGCGCCCTGCCGCTTCGACTTTGGTAAGATATTCGTCAAAACCTTTTAACTCAATTCTTTCCATCATCAGCCGTTCACCGCCGCTTTCACGCGCATTTCCAGCCACGCATGCCGTTGTCCAACGTCCAGTATCGATATAACTTCGTAGTTCACGCCATCCAGCACAACGCGGCATTTTTCGGTTATGTCGCTTCGATACCTCACCGTCACTTTTGCCGGACGTTGCGCCTGTACGCTATCCGCAATCCAAGCCTCGCCGCCATACAAACCCTCCCAGCACGCAAGCGTGTATACAGGCGCGTCACTGGGCAGTGAGTTTCCGATGTCTACCCACGCGACGGTTTTGTTTATGCCCGCGCCTGTCAGCATTTGCGTTTGTATGCGTATCGCTGTAATGAGTTTGCCGGCGTGCATCTGTTGAGGCATTTAAAACACCTCGATCCTGTCCATCCGCAAAAGTGCGTTCACCGCAAACTGCAACTCGCCCGACGTCGTGCCTATCACTGTAGCTATGCGGTTTTCGTACCAGTGCGAAATGAGCATGTACATCGCTTGCCGGACTTTGCCCGGTACATATACCGCCGTGTCGCCGTAGCCACAGGTATAGGTGATGCTTACCGGATTAAGCGGGTACAATACCGCCGTGGGCCATATCTGGCTATATAGCGGCGCGATCTTGCCTAAGATGCCGTCCGTTGTCACGATATAGTCAGTGTCCTCGACAAGCACCGTTTCGCTGCCGTCGCTGTCTAAATACGCGACCTCGTCGATTGTTTGCAGCATGCCCTTCGGTATCTCGATCTCGCCGTGCGGGAACCAGTCAAGCGTCATGCGCCACGTCTGCGTGATGTACGCCCGGCGTTGGAAGTCCTCGCAGTATTCGCGCGCGGTTGTGATGAGCAATTGCAGGTATGCGTCGTCCGTTGATCCGGGGCCCTCCACGACCACGTCCGCGCTAAACTCGCACGCCGCCACCGCTACCGTCGCCACAATACGGACGTATGTTTTGCCGCCCGTGTACTGGATTTCCTGTACCGCGTTATCATTCGCTTCGGTTACTGTCGTAAACGCGCCGCCCGTGAAATCGGTCCAGGTGCTGCCGTTTTCGCTCTCCTGAATTTTAGCCGATATACTGCCGCCAGCGCCGCATGCCCCGGCGTTTAAGTATATAAGCGTTGTTTTCCCGTACACGCCAACAACCGCGCCCGCAAGCCCAAAAGCAGCGATAACGCCATGACTTCCCGGCGTTATCGATTGATAAGTTGTGATATTGTCTGCTGTTGTGGTTGAGGATAGGCGCAAATAGTCCTTTGCTTCCTGCACCGTGAGCGGTTCCACGGTTGGCCCGGTGACGAGCGTTAGATTATACATAGCGTCACCTGATATACAGATGTACTGTACCCTTCCCGCCTGATCCAGCGCCTTCCACATAGAGCGTTAATGTGTCATTCGCTACCACGCCCAGGCTTGACGAAAGCACCTGTTCGGTATTCGCCTCGTCCCGGTTTTCACCGGCTGCCACCAGCACGTCAACATCGTCCCCGTCGTAGATGTACACGTCGTAATTGTCGCTCGGAGCTGCTACGCCATCCGGCACCGTCACCAGCCGTACAACCTCTCCGTTATACGCTTTCGTCGTGGCGGCGTTATCGGTGGCCGTCGCCACCTTGCCGTCCGTATGCGCCGTCCATGCCCATGTGATCTTCTTAATAACGCCTATGGTTTCTTCCGTCAGTGTTACTGCTGCCGCCATTCGCTCACCCCTTTACAGGAGCGGGCTTTCACCCGCTCCATTTTGTTATGCAGCAACCGCCACCGCGCCGTCTGCCGATAACGGCGTATAGATGCAGTAAAACTCAATCACCCCGGAATCTACCTGATGCGCCCCATCAATATCAACCACAATATCGTTGCCATCCGTGATGATATAATCCGGCGCAACCGTGTACAGTTCCGCTTCCGCGTCCGGTGTTGCATCGTGCCAAATTTCACCCGCCGCAATGTCGGTTGCCGCCGTCTGTGCAATGATAGTCGTCACGCCCGAAAACACGGACATGTTACAGGTTCCTGCGCTCGCAAGGCTGGTCGTACACACCGCAATGGTGCGCGCAATAACCGCGCCCGTGACCGTGAAAAGGTCCACATCTGAATTGGTATTACTGAATGTCACGGTCTTTCTCACCAACGCCTTGCCGAACCCGCCAGCCGCCGCAAAGTTATCAATCGCCGTTTTGTTTCCGGCGATGTCCGTCGATACATCCGCGCCTGCCGGGGTGCCAATTTTGTCAACCTCCGTCTGTACTGCTGCAATATCAGCGGATATAGACGCGCCAACAGCAGACCCAATCTCGTCGGTTTGCAGTTTTACAGCCGCAATATCAGCCGCAACGTCTGCCGCCGGGGTCCCGATCAAAGTGCTTACGGCCGCAATATCGGCCGCGACGTCTGCCGCAGGAGTACCAATTAAGGTGCTTACCGCCGCGATGTCTGCCGATATGGTCGCACCAGCAGCGGAACCGATTTCGTCGGTCTGCAATTTTACAGCCGCAATGTCAGCCGCAATGGACGCGCCAACAGCAGACCCAATCTCGTCGGTTTGCAGTTTTACAGCCGCAATATCAGCGGCCAAATCTGCCGCCGGGGTCCCGATCTTGTCGACTTCGGTTTGCACGTTTGCAACGTCGGTTGAAATGTCCGTAGCTGTTGGCGTGCCAATCGCGGTCAGCACATCATCGACTTTGCCCTCGATGCCGGTTCCGGCAAGCTCACTCTGCAAATATTTTATACACTCTATAATAGAGCCATCTGCATTTGCCACAACGCTCGATGAATCAAACTGGTTAT